AGCTAAAAGCTCTGACTCGCAGGGTAGACTTCAGGACAGTCCGTGCGTATTGAGGAGGTTAGCTATGATAGCAAAAGAATCGAGAGTCTTCGTCTATGACGGCAAAGAGTACCGTATTGCAAAAGACCAGCCTGTAGGAGACTTCCCGAAAGAGGTACTCGACAAGATGGTGCAGTTTAAGCTTGTAGAGGACGACAGGGTTACTGAACCTGCTCCTGTTGAGCCTGAAATAGCTATGCCGGAAGCACCTGATGAAGTAGTTGATGAAGCAGGTTCTACAGAGGACAGCACGGAACCACCTGCTGTTCAATCTAGCAGAAGGAGGAAAAGATAATGGCAAGACAAATCAAGAAGGGCTACCTGCGTGGTTGTCGTGGTCTTCTGCTGACCGAGCTGAACGCAGATGGTAGTGCAAAGGATGGTGGCATAGTACGTTGGGTGGACACCGCACAAGAAGCTTCGATTGAGGTGGAAATTGTTGAAGGTGAAACCAGCGAACTGCGTGGTGGAGACAGACTGCTGGTACAGGTTCAGGAGAATGACGTTGTGATAGGTGCAAATGTGGACTTCACTGATGCACGTACCGACTTAGTTCTGCTGAAGCTTATTGCTGGTGGCACGTTCATTACGGAAGGTAGCGGTAGCACAGAAGAAATCATTGGCTGGGAAGCTCCTAAGATTGAGGACCAGTCAGAGAAGATTCCGTTCAAAGCTGAACTGTATGTGCAGTCGTTCAATTCGCAGGGTGGTCGGGAAGCGTACCTCAAGTATGAGTTTCCGTACTGTATAGCAACGATTGGTTCTATCAGCCATAGTGACCAAGACTGGGGAACTCCTGAGTTTTCGCTGAAAGCCAGAGAGAATCCCTCGACCGAGGAAACTGCGTACAAAAAGTCTTTCGTTTCGACATTGCCTGCAATTGAGTACACTGTTGAAATTGCCTCTGTAGTGGGTGGAACTGCTGTTGTAACCACAGTCCCCGAGGATAAAGCCGCTGAAGGTGCAACTGTAACTGTATCCATTGCAACCATTGAAGCCAACAAACAGTTCAAGTCCATTGAAGTTGCTGATGTGGATGGTGTAGCCGTAAGTACGACCACGGTATTAGCAGGAGAAAGCTACAGCTTTGTAATGCCCGGGAATGACGTAGTAGTAACTGTGACACTGGAAGAACAGGAATAACTGTGAGAATAATAGAATAGTACAGTACAGTAAGGGGTGATTAGCGTGGGTAGAGACATCGTGTGTAACGAGTGCTCCGCTATGTTTAAGTTGGATTCTGTTAAGGTAGAAACAGAAGCCTTGACAGAGAATAGAGTCGGCCTTTTCTTTGACTGCCCTGTATGCGGAGCTAAGTATCCGTTTGCAGGGCTGACAAAGAGGGGTAAAGAAATAGTAGACCTGTTAGGTGACCTGCGTAAGCAGATTGGCTTAGTGAAGAAACCAGCCTTTAAGAAAAATCTGATGAATCGCCAAAGAACGCTTCTGAAGGAGTATGAGTCAGAAGTAACAGGACCGTACAAAGAGGAGGAGGTACTAATATGATGGATGACTTAGAAAAAAGAGTCAACGTTATTACGATAGATGAGATTCGTAAGAGGTCGGAAGGTATTGTCATTGAGATACCTGATTGGGTCCCGAACCAGACCATTGCAGTCAGGGTCAAAGCAGTGGATATGACCCCACATATGCTCAAGATAGAGAAACTTCCGAATGTCTTGAAAGCATCTGCTACTGAGGTTTTCAGCGGAAAGCTTCAAGTCCCTGCCAAGGACGGGGTAGAGATGGAGGACATAGAAGGAATGCTCCCAATTATAGACGGGATTGCAGAAGCTGTAATGGTTGAGCCTACGTTCGAACAGATACAGGCAGTGTATCCCTTGACGCTTGCACAGAAGATGGCTCTGTTCAAGTTCGCTATGGGAGGGCTTGATGAGTTAGATTCCTTTCGTCCGAAATTCGGATAGGATGATTGAGCTGATTGCTGTGGCTCGAACATTCCATGTTCGTCCCAGCAGTATGATTGCAGGGCTGTCTACATATGAAGCCTATTGTTTTGACGTTGCTTGTACGATATATGTTGTTGAACTGGAAAAAGACAATAAGCCCTATGCAAATTCGGAAGATGCGACTAAGTGGCTTTAATGGATACAGGGAGGAGTGGCACACTTGTTAAGTAATCTGGGTACAGTCTATGCCGAATTGCGGTTACAGCTGGACAGTTTCAGGAGAGACATATCTGAAGCGAACCAGCAGTTTGCAAATTTGAGGCAGGGGATACAGAACTCACCGCTCACTGAAATGGGGAGAACGCTGACCTCCATTGGCTCGTCCATGACCAAGTATGTGACTCTCCCTGTTGTCGCTCTTGGAACCGCCGCAGTGTACACAGGCGCACAGTTTGACCAAGCAATGTCTGTGGTTAAGGCTGTAAGTAGTGCGACTGGAGATGAGTTTCAGAAGCTACGAGACCAAGCTATTGAATTGGGTGGTACAACTGTTTTCTCCGCTAAAGATGCGGCAGATGGTATGGGTATACTTGCACAGGCTGGCTTTCAAGTTAATGAAGTAATGGAAGCTATGCCTGCTCTGTTGGACTTAGCCTCTGCTGGTCAACTCGACCTGAGCCAAGCAGGGCTTGTTCTTGCAACAACGATGAATACGTTTGGTGAGTCAGCAGACCAGACCGCTCGTTATGCTGACATTTTTGCACAGGCGGCGGCTTCCACCAGTACTGACGTTAAACAGTTAGCAGAAGCTATGTCCTATGGTGCGCCCAGTGCGGCGGCGATGGGCTATTCGCTAGAAGACACAGCGGCAATAATGGCACTGTTCTCAAATGCTGGTATACAGTCCTCAAGGGCAGGTACTACGTTTGAAGCAATGATGCGTGACTTAGCTAAGACTGCAATGAATGCAGGTGGGGCTTTGCGCTATACGTCTTTGGGTGGTAAAGAAGTTGCAATAGCATGGTATGATGCACAAGGGAACACCAGAAGGTTTGTTGACATACTGGCAGACCTTGAAAAGTCTCTGCAAGGGGCTTCACGACAAGAGCGAGAGTATGCGCTTAAACAGCTTACCCGTACACAGGGTATGCGTGGTTTGAACATTTTGCTCAAGCAGGGTTCTGCTGAGCTGAATGCGATGACAGAAAGTATGTACAATTCTGGTGGTGCAGGTAAGTCAATGGCAGAAACCCTGCGGGATAACTTGAGTGGAGCTTTGGAAGAAATGAAGTCAGCAATAGAAACTGCTATGATAAAGATTTCTGATATATTGACACCAATAGTTAAGAAAATAACGTTTGCGCTGACCAGCATGATAAATGCATTTTCTGCACTACCAAGCGGTGTACATAAGTTTTTGTTAGTGCTTGCAGGATTAGCCGCAGTGGTTGGACCTCTGTTACTGTTATTTGGTGCGTTTCTGACGGCACTGCCTTTGATGGAGGCTGGGTTTGCAATACTAGCAACAGCAGTAGGGGCAATAAGCTGGCCCGTTGTTGGGGTTGTTGCCGCTATTGTTGGGCTGATTGCAGTGTTTACGCTTCTGTACACGAAGAATGAGACCTTCAGAAGGAGCGTACAAGAGGTATGGAATGCGTGCAGAAGTGTAGTCGTAACCACAGTGAATGTGGTTAAGACTATAGTCCTTAGTGTATGGGGTGCTATAAGTTTGGCTTGGAAAACACACGGCGATAAGATAAAGAAGATAACGAACGAAGTCTTTACGATTGTTAAGACTGTGCTGATTACGGCATTGAAGGTTATTGAAGGGGTGGTTATGACACTAGGTGGTCTTCTGACAGGGAATACCGAAATGATGGCAAAAGGGGTTAAGCAAATATGGACCAGTCTCTGGACGGGTCTTGGTACGATTGTGCAGAGTGCAGGACGCTTGCTGATTACTATTGTTGTAAGCTTGATTGATAGCATAGTAGGCGTGTTCATGGCGTTTGTACGCAATGCCCCACAGATAGGCAAGAACATTGTTACTGGGATAGCGAATGGAATAGCCAGTGCAGGTTCATGGCTGATAGGTAAAGTAGTTGAGTTAGCCAACGGTATCAAGACCGCCTTCGCCCGGGTACTTGGAATAAGGTCTCCGTCCACAGTTATGGAGGGTTATGGTGAGGATATTGGCGAAGGGCTTGCTAATGGTATTGAAAATAGCAAGGGTGCTTCTCTTGATGCTATGCAAGAGACCGCTGATGCCCTACGCAATAAGATGGAAGATAATGTAGACAAGATTAACCGTATAGGGGATGCACTGACCACTGCACTCAAGAAGCAGTATGATGACTTAGAGCAGGCACAGCTGGATTCCATAGATGAGAGAATAAGAAATGAGCAAACAGCCTCTGACAAGGTTATTGCTATTTATGATAAAGAATACATGGAGCGGCTCAAGCTGATAGATGAGGATGCGTACAACCGCACCAAGTCTTTGCAAGCCCAGATTGATGCAATAGACGAGCTGACTGAAGCGGAAGAAAGAGACTTAGAGGTTCAGGAGCATTTGGAAAGAGTTCAAGCACTGCGTGATAAGATTAGCCGTGCAGACTCTGCTGAAGATGCAATGCGGTATCAGCAGGACTTGACAGAGGAGAATGAACGGTTTAACAGACAGCAATTGCTTCAGTCACGCAGGGACGAGCAAAAAAAATTACGAACCCAGATAGAAGACCTGCGTGAGGCTACGGAAGAAAAGAAAGAGTTGCTCAAGAACGAGTATGATGATAAGAAGAAAACCGAAGAGGAACGGGCCAAGTTAGTCATTGAAGGCATGACTGATGAGAAAGAGGGCATTAGGAAACTCTTTGATGCCATGACTACTGATGAAGCTCTGTTTGCTGAAGCTAGGAAGCTACTGATGGAGGGGAATCAGGAAGAGATACTGGCACTACTGCAAAAGTATAATCCGAACTGGCAGAATGCTGGGCAGACAATGGCTGATAGTTTGACTAATGGGTTGAACTCGGAACGGCAGGCTATGCAGGATGCAATCAGAGATGCGATTGACTGCTCTCAGATAGTGGATGACCAGATAGTCGAGCTTGACCGCCTTGAAGAACGGATTAAAGCCATGCAGAAAGTGTCCTCTGGTGGTGGAGCTGGGGGTGGGCTGGGCGAAGTAGAAGACATTATGGACGAAGGTTTTTGGGACACTGTCATGGAAAAGCTTGATGGGAAGAATGAGAAGAAAGTTCCAAAGGCAAAGACTAAAAAAGCAGGTCAAGTCAATACTGGCTTCAGTCTTGCAGGATTGACCCCGAACATTGATGCATTGTCAACAATGCTAGAAGGACCAAGTAAGCAGTTTGCAGACTTTGCAAAGACTGCCAGAACAAGCATTGACAATATAGCAATGTGGCTCTCTGGTTTGCCTGCAAGACTAAGTACAGCACTGGGGACACTGAAGACCACGGTTGGTACTGCCTTTAGTACGATAGGAACTACGCTTAGGAACCTGCCTACTCAAGTTGGTCCGTCTGTGACTGCGTTTTTTAGTGACCTGCCGTACAACATTGGTTTTGCACTGGGACAAGTAATAACGAATGTAGGCACATGGGCAGGTGAACTCAAGACAAACATGCTGACTGCGGCAACCGAGTCACTGGACAGTGTGTGTACGACCCTTTCGAACTTGCCGGGTGCAGTTCAGACCTTCCTCAGTGAGACAATGCAGAATGTTGTTACATGGGCTGGAGAGCTTGTGTCAACGATGGGTACTACGGCAAGTGACACTGTAGAATCAGCCATGACATTTTTTGCAACCTTGCCCGGGCGTATAAAGACAACGCTAACGACTGCAATAGCAACGATTAAGTCACATGCAACCGCTTTTGCAGTGGCGGCATACTATGTAGCGTACAATGCAGTAACAGGGTTTATGAATTTTATGACCACCCTGCCTTCTAAGATATTAGGTGTTTTAAGAACTGCAATACAGACTATGATTGATATTGGTAGTGAGTTCTGGAGTAAGGGCTATGATATTGCCTCTGAAATCTGGGAGGGTTTCAAAGCAGGATTGGGGATAAACTCACCTTCGTACATCAGCAAAGCTATGGATGACATCCTGACTCATACGACTGCAAGGGTGAAAGACATGAGAGGTCAGCTTGGTACACTGGCTAATATGTCTGTTCGTCCAAGTATTGCCTTAGCCGGGGCTAATGGTATAGGAGCGATTACTCAGCGGCAGACCACAATAGTGGAGCACGTACATTCAGGTTCAGTAATTGTGCAGGGTGCTACTGATAAGGAACAGTTCTCCAGCACTGTTGACATAGTGAAAGATACGCTTCGCAGGGAGGTTAGAACGAAATGAGTGTACCAGTAACAGGGTTGTATCTGAACACAAATCCGTTTACGTTGCTTACGAGGTATGTGAACATCACACCAAAGAAAGATGTCATTAAAGTAGAGAACCGCACACTGGATGGGCAGTTCCATGTACAGACCATCGGTACAGGGGCAGACCTGCTGGCAGTTACGCTTCATGCAGAGAATGAAACAGCTCGGGCACTAGTAGACTCAGCAAGTGCCTCTGCTACATATTTGAAGATAGTCATTGGGAGTACGTACTGGATAGGGATAATCAGAGGGAATCTTGAATGGGAAAAGATAGCAGGTACATTCAAGACTACGTTTGACTTTTTAGTGCAGTCAACTGGAGCGGTAGTATAGCAAGGCGGTGAACCAATGCGGCATGTTCCAATAGCCTTACAGAATAAATTAGATAAAATGTTTCAGACGATTGCTGAGAATGCGAACCCAAGTATGCTGGTCTCGGTGGCTCGTTCAAGAAGCTCAATTATAGATACGTCCTACTTTGTTGTGGAGACGATTAGAGAGAAAGCAGGATTGGGTGAAGTAGCTGTTGCTGTTAGAAGGCAGATAGTAGACTACTCGCCTGACCAGATTTTTGAAGTGCATCTGGACAACGGCATAGCCAAGACTGCGTACAGGGCGTACCCTGATAAGTTGAAGGCTGGCTGGCAGAATGGCATCACGCTTGAAGCCGCACAGTCTGTTGCCATTGCTTTTGATGGGAACTGGGTACGTGATATGTACCATAAGTGGCAGATGGTCACAGATGAGTTTCCTTGGATTTTCTGGGTCACGACTGCTGGGATGTTAAAGGCACAGATTTGGCATGATGCTACAAGTCTAGTCCAGATAGCGAGTGCAGACGTAGTTAAGTGTGTAGCTTTGCGTGGATGGAAGAGTACTGTTATTCCTACAGATGACCAAGGGATAGTAGTTGCCTACATAAAGACTGATGGCACAGTTTGGTACAGCGGCTATTGTCGGCAAAGTGATGGCACGACAGTATGGGAGGTAGCTCGGGAGGTGACCGACTTTACTGGCAGTGCAGTAAGTGTGAACCTGTTCCTGACCAATGATTACCGACTGGGCTTTGCCATTGAAGACAGTACAGGAGCCATGTACTGGTACATAACGACTAGATGCTGGGGTGGCATGGCTATTGAGTCTGATACGATTTTGGCTATGCTTTCTGCCAGCATAGACTTCGTTGAGATAAAGACAACAAGAATGTACGAAGGCGAAACGATTACACCTGAAGTTTCTTGTGACTTGGCATATTTGTGGGGTCAGCCTTATGTTGAAGTAACAAGCTTAGCTAATATAGATGATGGCAATGGTGACTATGGTCTTGTTATTAGAATGGATATTGACCAGCAATTAAATAATCTGTCGTTGTCTGAAGTTATGTTTATGGACGAATGGGACACTGGATACGTTGTAGAGAATCTGATTAACAACGGTGACCACGTCCTGTTTTATGTAAGTGATTTCAACAACGCTTATGGTGATATGCGAATAGTGTACACACGAACTGTTACAACGAATGATGCAGGATACGCAATTACGACATTGAATGGTATAAACTCATTTACGCCGACTGGTTTAGACCCTGTTCCAATAGACCCACCGACCCCTGTGGATGGTTGGAATGAGTAAGGAGATGAGTCCAGCATGAGTAAAGACTTTGGAACAAAGGTAGCTTTGTATTTTACCGAAAAATTAGTTGGTGATGTTACTGGACTGACCCCAGTTCCACGTGGTGGCTACAAGACAGGTACAACTGATTATGCTCGTGGGTGTGCTGTTACAGTAAACGTAGGGACGTATCCTGAACGCTTAGTAGATGGTAATGATACTACGTATTGGGCTATAACAAGTAATGCACTTCCATTTATTGCTACGCTGGACTTAGGACAGAGTAGATTGGTATATGGCTTCACCTGTATACAGCACACTTCGTACTTT